CTATTAAAGCTCCTGCTGGGCCGCCTGCTATCATTCCTATAGCAGCACCTATTCCAGTACCTCCTGCAAGTGCAACAGTAGACCAGTTGCCTGTTTTTAAAGCCTTTGCTATCTCATTAACAAGCCAACCTACTAGCAGCCCAATACCACCACCTACTAAAGCTCCTGCTGGGCCGCCTACAATGAAACCAATAGCCGCTCCAATACCAATACCAATAGGATAACCAACCTTTGACCAGTCACCAGTCTCAAAGCCTCTTGTAATAGAGTCAATTATCCAGCCAACTAATGCACCAATTCCTGCACCGATAACAGCGCCAAATGGTCCACCAATAAGAGCACCGATTGCAGCACCAAGACCAGTTGCAATAGGCACGGCAACTTTTCCAACATCAGTCAAACCTAAAGCATTGGCAAGGTCATCCCAGAACCAACCTGCTATAGCTCCAAGTATACCACCAATCTTAGTACCAATAGGACCACCAATTATAGTCCCAAGAGCAGCACCAAGTAGGCCTCCTATGCCGGCACCTAATAGTTTATCTTTACCACCAAAAGCTCCTATAAGATTGTCTACAAAGTTTGTAGCTATACCTCCGACATCAGGAAACTCAATCTGCATATCAGATAGGTCTAAACCAGCACCACCGAAGATGCCCATAAAATCTTCCCATTGATCAGTAGCATTTCCTTTGTTAGGGCTCTCTAGCGAGAATACCTCATCAAAGCTCAGTAAGCTCTTAGAAGCTTTATTCGCTTTCTTTGATAGCTCATCCATTCCTTTTCCAGTACCATCAAGAGCTTTATTGAATTTATCTAGGTCACTAGCTCTATCCTTAGAATCAGGCAGCAGCATTTTATTTGGATCCATACCACTAAGTTTAGTAAACCCACTAAATAGTTTGTTTATAGAATCTCTAAACTTATCACTAGCACCAGTCAGTGCTATAAAAATACTGACACCCAAAGCTAATAAAGCCCATATAGGATGAGCCACCACAAAGTTCATTGCAGCTACTAAAGCTTTTATTGCATCAACTATTCCTTTGATTACTACAGTAGTTATACTTGCTGCAACCGCTTGAAGCTTGTATACAGCCCACGCAGCCGCCGCGGCCAATATTGCAGTGGTCAAGCCCTTCATTAGTTTTTCATTACTAGTGATAATTTTTAATAAGCCAGCTAATGTACCAATAACTGTATATATAGCAGGAGCCAAGGCATTAAACGCACGCAGTAACCCTTTAAGCAAACTACCAAGAGTCTTAAAGACTGACACTAAGTTACTCTTTATAATATCCCATAAAATCTTGAGATTAGCTATAAACACTTTTATATCTTGCTGCAGTGCTGGCGGTATTAGTTTCTCGAATACACCACCAAGACCTTTCAGCTCGTAAATGCGTCTAAGCTCGTTTATAAACTCGCCAAAACGTCCTAGAGCAACTCTTAAGTACTCTGTAAAAGGCTCAAATATGCCAGCAAACAACATTTTAGAGTTATCTACAATGTTGCTTATTATACCCTGAGTAGTAGTAGATGCCAACTTCAAAGTAGTTCCAAATCTCTCATTGATACCTTCAACAAGTGCATTAATAGCTACATGAGCAGGAATCGCCGTTTTGCCTAGATTCCTAAGTTCTTCAGCGGTTAGATTTAGTTTCTCCTGCAATATTTCATATGCAGGTATACCGGCTTCAGCAAGCTGGCGCATCTCTTCATTCATTAACCTACCCTTGGTGTATATCTGACCAAAGGCCCTGGAGATAGATTCTATAACGGCATCAGTACCTTGAACAGTAGCTGCTGATAGCACGCCTTGCATCACAAACATAACATTCTTTGCTTCTATACCATAAGCTAATAGTCTCTTCGCCGCTTCTTCAGACTGCTTAAAAGAGAATGGTGTAACTGCAGCAAAATCTTTAAGAACATTTATAAACTCTTGAGCTAGCTCAGTGTCACCAAATAAGTTTGAGTATACCATCTGGGCATACTCTAACTCTTTTGAAAATTCCCATACTGCATTTCTAGCTCTTCTAATAGCATTAAGGCTACTATAAAATGTTTTAGATATTATGATACCATGGATTATACGTGAGACATCCTTGAACGCAAACTTTGATTTCTTTGCAGGTTCTACCATACCAATATTTATCTTACCCTGTAGATCAGAAGCAAACTTATCAGCTAAGGCAGATGCCTTCTGTATATTCCGTGCGAAGTTCTGTATATTAAGATTTAGTTGTGCTGTTAGATTTGCAAAGTTTGCCAAGGTATCACCATCCTTTAAGCTGATCTATATATCCTGTTTGTACCACTTGTGTTTTTGCGCCATTTAGTCTACGCTGTATATCAGCATGCACCTCTAACTGTGCTTTGAATTGCCTAGGCGTTAGCTGCCATAATTCTTTTTCAGTATACCGTAACCATACTCTCCCGATATATAGAATGTAAGGCCAATCCCAATCATCACTTTTGAAGGGATCGGCCCCATTGCTATCATCGGGATTTAGGCGTTTGGGACCTTATGTCCCTCCACAGAAGTTTTATCCTGCGGCATGTCGCTTTCAAAAGCTACTCCGAGTGATTCTACAAGCTCTGCCATATAAGCAATATCAATTAGATTACCGACTTCCTGCTCTGTAAGGTTAGGGCTCTCATGTAAGAAGCCTGCCCACAAAATGGCTCGTAGTGCCTTCATACTGTTTTCTTTTTCCAACTTATCGAAAGCAGCTTGAACTGAACCAAATTTGTCTTCCAGTTCGGCCAAAGCATTGAGCGTAAATTTAATTGTACGCTCAACGCCGTCATTTAAGGTAATCTTAACTGTCTTGTTCTTTACATCTGCCACGTTAGACATTAAGATTTCACCCCTTCAACGGATTTATTTTTTGTTACTCTCCAGTATCTTATGTAGCGGATGGCATTTTAACATCATCAAACCAGGTACTCATTGTAGCCTCTTTAGCATCAGGGTTGTCTGCATCAATTTCGTACTTCCAAATTCTCTTAGTAACACCAGGTGCAACTTCCACAGGGTAGTTAAGTTTTACGAACTGACCTCTTATTGTGTCAGACTGAAAATTGATGCTATCAGCCTTAGTCTCATTATTGTCCTCAGGGTCAGAGAAACGGCCTTTGTACAGCCATACATACCGGTACTTACCATTAGACTTTAATGTTCTAAAGCCAATTGCAACCCAAGGTGGCGTATCATTATCACCATACACTACACCACCATTAGCGTCAATTGTGTGCCCAAGTAAGTCAGCTTTGTTCTGAGACGTCAGGGCGTTCTTTTGAATTTCAACGTCTATATTACCTAATGTAGAAGCTGTTTCACCAGGGCCATCATCATAGAATGCTGTTGCTAATGAAGTATTAGGATTGATGTTAATATGCATTACACCAGGTGCAGATACTACTTCACCATACACTGGAGCTGTTGTAGCAGTATCTTCTGTGATCATCTTTGCATACACAAGATTGTCGCAACCTATTCTCATTGCCATAGTTTAATTCCTCCTATTCAATAGTAGTTGTTATGCCTATATTAAAGGCATAGTAGACTCGGTTATTTTCATCGCGTTTCATTAAGAACGGAGGCTGACGCAGGTATACCTGACCCCAACGGGTTGGAGTGAAATCTACTCTACCGTCATCATCCTGTTCTTCCTGAAATGCTTTAAAAATATTAACAGCTTTTTGCCTCGCCGTGTCGGCGTCAAGGTCCCTTACAAGTATCTGTACAGACCGATGAACTGCAGGATCATATAAAGATGCAGGGCTACCGCTATACTCATGCAGAGCTACTAGAGAATCGGGTGCTTCTGGAGTAAAGTCACGAAATACATCTGTACCATCTTCTATAACAATTTGCTTAGCTATAAGAAATGATACAATGTCAAGTAACAATGGCTTATTCATTAGCAACCACCTTTCTAATCACTCATGCCTGCTAGCGATTCCTTTGCATATTTAAATACAGTTCTTTTAAAGTTCTTATTAGCGTATTCTCTTACTGGATCCTCTAGGAACTTAGCTTTACCTACAGGGTGAAACGCATCTAAATCCTCATGCACTGCCACCATGTAATATGACGCCGGCTTACCAGTAACAGGATTTATAGGATCTCCATTACCGCCGTACCCTAATAGTGCTTCATATGCCCAAGTTGTAGCGGCGGTATCTGTTCTACGTGTTACTTCATAAAAAGCACTAGATAGTAATGTTTTAGTCAATTTAGGTACTTGACGCTTACTTTCGTCCATTATCTCTTCAGCAGCAGCTATAGTAGCTTTCTTAGTACCTCTGTCAATGTTCCTTATAGCAAATTCACATCTAGCAGCAAATGCATTTAACTCCTGTCTACTAAATGAAAATTCTGCAAAGCCACGCATTAGAGATACACCACCTTCATATCTACACGCCCGTTCCTATAAAAGTAGCCGATAGCTTTAATCTCTGACTCACGTCCCTCGAACACTACATTGTCGAGTTCTTTAATAGGAGAGTTACCATCGACGTACAGTTGCATTGTAGATACTACTTCTTTTCCTTGAGCATCTTTCACAATTTTCACAGAACCTTCCGCATAGCATAAACCAGATTCATTAGCCGCAAACTGTTTAGCACCAGTACCGCTACGGCCAATGTAAGGTCTAAAAACAAACGGTAAATTCATCCAAGGTTTTAAGCTCTTAAACATTCCTACCACCGCCTGCTGGCCAAGGTGGATTGCTATGCATACCTTTATGGAATACCTTGGGATAATTATATATTGGTACTGATATGCCAGCAAGTGCAAGCTTAGCCTTATATAAATTAGCTTGGTCTCTGAAATACTTTAGTCTTTCAGTTGGATCTTCAGATTGTGGGCCTAAGCTACGTTTAATATCCCTAGCAAATAAAGTTGCTGCACGTGTAAAAGCTTGGTACATCAATAAATTTCTATTAGATCCATACTTGGTGATAAGATACTCAAGTTCTTCATCCTGCATAATAGGTTCAGACATATTTGTATCTCCAATAATAAATCGGAGCTCATCTAGTTCACTATTAGCTGGATTTCCAGAATAACTCCAAGACATCTTATCACCTCCTATTTAGTA